TTTAAGGTATAAACCTCTAGAATTAGGTACTATAAATGTACACTCATTGAATAGTATAGTTGCTTCTGAAGATGTTGTAGCTACTACTGCACCATCAATTAATGCACCTCTACCAGCATCCCCTTGATTAAATCCACGAGGGTCACTTGCACTGGTAACACTACCTTTTGTTATTACACTAACACCTTTAATATATGGTCTTCTACCTTCTGTTGTTATTGTATAATTATTCTTTAACTTAAATGCATATCCTGTATCATTACTACTATTATAGAAGTAATCTTTAACTGTAAGATCTTCAATCATACAGTCACCAATCATTTGGAATGCATCAAGTTGATTAGTTCCAGTTGTTGGTTTAATAAATGTATTCTTTTGCCCACTACCTCTTACTGCTACACCTGCAGGTATTTCTAATGGAAATATCTCTTCATACTCACCTGCAGAAACATTAATAACATCTCCTGACTGAGCATATGTCATTGCATACTTTATAGTTGCAAATGCTGTGCCCTCTGTTGCTCCCCACTGATTTGTATTTTGTGCTGCTGTATTTAAAGGATTATTACCACCTACCTGTGCTTTATCTGTACCATTTTTTGAAACAAACCATTCATTCCCAACACCATCTGTAATGCTCTGAACGAACATCGAAGTGATGATTGTTTCGTCATTTGGAGCACCATTAAGTAATTCCTCAACCGTACCGTTATTATTAATGAATAACTTACGATCAGGAATATTTAGGGCGATTTCATTATTTCTAAGATCCGATACTTGCGGTTTAGAATTAAGAGTCGTTGACCTCTTTGGCTGAATTCTCGTTGCCATCTACAGCATTCTCTTGTTGGGAATTTTCTATACTACTATTTAACCGTTTGGTTAAATCGTTTATTTTCGCTTCTAAAACGATGTTTGTTAAAGTCAAATCAGTTACCTTCTTTTGAAGGATTGAAATTAAAGCATTAATGTCGATGTCATTCATAATTTGTTATGGTTTAAAACGTGCCCCCGTCGAGGGTGTCTGTCCATACAGGAACACCAGCAGATGTTACTGTAAGAATTTGGTATGAAGTAGCAACGTCAGGTGTTACACCTGGGTTACTCATGTTGGCAGCAGCAGTTTCTAGTAATTCACTAGTGCCATTACCATAAAGAATACCGTTAGTGTTAAACTCAGATCTACCAGTACCACCATACTCAACTCTTAAGTCAGTATCTAGTTCTAGTTCACCAAAAACAACGGTTCCTCTATTTGATGTTATTGCAGTAACTCTTAACTTTAAGTCATCAGTTCCTGCAGAACCACCTATTGCGTTACCTGGAATAGTTAGTAAGTCACCTTCTTCATAATATGTACCAGCAGAGGTAATAGTTATAGTAGTTATAATACCAGAACCATCCCTTCCAATCGTAAACTCAATGCCAGTTCCCTGACCACCAGAAGCAGATAAACCTGTATATGTCTGGTTTGCTTGAGCAACGATAGTTGTACCACTTTCATAATCTTTATCATCTTTCTCTTTTGCTACAGTACTAACTGCACCAAAAGTATGAGTAAAGATATTGTTAGTGTTAGTTGCATCTTCTATAAAAGTAAATGCACCTAAACCATCTTTACCAGCAGTTCTATCAAAACCAAAGAATCCATGCTTGATTGCAGATCCATTATGATATGAGTATTGGATACCACGATCCATTCCGTCATTAGAACCCTGTGTAATAGTAACAAAGTCACCTATCTCCATCTGTGCAGAGATACCAGAGTTCAATGTTAGAACTGTAAGTTCAAAACATGACTGATCAGTAGAATCTTTATTAATTGTTACTGTAGTAGGAGTACCAGTGTTACCATCTGCTAATTCAGTTCCCTCATAGAATGCTGTCTCTCTAAGAGTAAGTGCAGCACTTAATGTAACTCTAACAGTAGATGCTGTTTGTGAAACAAAAGTACCTATCTGTTCATATACACCACCTTTCTTATGGTAAATGGCATCTCCATTACTTGCTCCACCGATAGAACCAGAAGTATGGAATACTACATCTATACCTGTAATTGTTCTACCACCACTACCAACGTTAGTACCAGTTACTAATCCACCAGTAGCAATACCAGAAGGATTATCAATATTAAGTGTTGTACCGTTTGCTAGTGTCTGTGCTTTTAATGCTTTCTCAGAAGTGGTATCACCTATGTTAAACACAGGATCGTTTACTGTCATCTCAGTAGAGTTAACAGTTGTAGTTGTACCAGCAACTTGAAGGTTTCCTCTAATAACAAGGTCACCTGCAGCATCTCCATTGACTGGATCTGGGTCTAATATAATTTGTGAACCAGCAACAGTAGAAATGGTATTACCATCCATTCTAAGGTTGTCAACGTTTAATTGACCTGTTAAACTAGTAGTACCACTGTATACGTTAGTTCCGTTGAAGGTAACAGCAGCGTTAAATGTTGTCGTAGATTCAACAGTTAACTGGTCTGTATTTGATGTACCAATAGCAGCATCATCATCAACTTTAAGTTCCTTAATCCATGCAATTTTATCAACACCCAAACCACCAGAGATCATTACAGCAGCATTGGTTCTGTTTGTTGCATCAGTTAAGTCAGCAGCAGTAATTTGAACTCCATTATCATACTGCCAATCAGCACCTTCAACTCTTACTTTGTCTAGAGTTACTTCATCATAACGTATACTTCCTTCTCCGTCTGTACCAAACTGAATCTTAAGATCATCTTGAAGTCGAAGCTCAGGCACATTACCCCCGACTCTATCTAATCTTAGAACGTTTGCTACTTCGTCAAACTTAAATTCGATATCTCCAGTAGTACCAAATTCAAATTCCTGACTATCTTCTATTACAATCTTACCTGTACCATTGGCACGGAAGATCATATCTTGGTCTGTAGTATCAGTTTCAACTACATTACCATCTATATTAATATCATCTACTCTAAATCTGTCTATTTTACTGTTGTTGTCAACAATAACTCCAGAATCTGGAGTAAGAACTCCGTGAACATGATCTAACATGTCAGTGAAATACTTACCTCCAATTACTTGGACTGTAGTATTATTATCACCAATGAAGATTCTATCTCCTCGGTTTACTTGAGTACCAGTACCAACCGTTAGAGCTAACTCACCAAATTCTAAAGAACTAGGTACGGATGTGCCAGTACTTCTTTTTACTAGGATGGTTGATGCCATCAGAAGCTACCCCCGTTTACTGTTACGTGATTAAGAACATTTGTTGTTTGAAATTTCTGACTCGCTGAGTCATATACTAAAACATAACCTTCTGCAAGCCCAACAGTGCTTGTGTCAACGTCAGCAAGGTTTTGTAGGGTTGCTGCACCACCTATAGCGATTCGAGATACCTGTGGAGATACCTGATCCCCAAATCTAACTCTACTCATACTGTTACTCCTTCTACGATAGTTATTACACCTTCCAGTATTCTGGATTTTACATTCTGAGCTGATGTTACCACAACGTCATAAACATATTTACCAGGAGTCATTGCTGCTGTTGTAGCATTACCCAAAGATATGGTAATAGCACCAGAAGTTACTGGAGGTACAATTAGTACTCCAAAATCTGTTGAGGTATTACTCGTGTAGTGCTTCTTTATCTTTCCTGCAGCAGTGAAACCAGTCAAATCGAAACTTGATCCGTTATCATTAGTTACATAGAAAGTGTTTGTAAAATCAGCACCCTGATAAGCAATTAAATTGGTTACCGCAGCTAGCATTACTTATTCCTACATCATTTTGTATTTATACCAGTTGTCAATTTAACTAACAACTGTTTAATTTCGGAAATTTCCGATTCTAACTTGTTTAATCTCTCTTTATCTGACTGTCTTGCCTCACGTTGAGCAATATATTTCTCATATTCGCTACGATCAGTATTTACTATCGCTCCTGTTTTAGGATCTCTTTTTAAATTTGAATTTCCTTCTACTGGTATTAAGCTAGAGCTATGCATCTTAAATCTTTAATAATAGGTACAACAGCAGCATTACGAGATCTCATTCTGAGTTTAATTTGATATTGTGTAAACTGCTTTCCAGAAAGATCTTTCTGGTATGTATAATCAATAAAATCAAATTCATTCTTACTACCAGAGTAATTAACAGCAGTTAACTCCTCCCAACTTTGATCTCCAGGATTAGTTTCATCACCTGTTAGTAATTTAACATATACATCAATATCAGTTTCTGAGTTATTAAATGCAGCAAAATCTATTCTAAGAGAAGTACACTCATTAGCAACTGTTATCAACTTAGTGATATAGTTTGCACCATTAAAATCTTGCTTTGGACTTGCACCAATATCATAACTAGAATCATCATTAAAGAAGAACTCTTTCATAAAAGTCCCATCAAAGTCAGTAACTCTGTTTCCAGTTGTTACTATACTCATTCTATCTTGATCTATTACAGGACTTAAATTATCTGATGTACTAGAAAGTGTAAACTGTAATTGAGCAGATTGAGCACCTACCATCTGTCTCTCTTCATTAATAGCAGAAGCAATTACTCTAGGTGTCTGGTAGTAATTATGTTCATTTAATGCAACAGGACTAAAGGCAGAATCTCTCTTATAGGATCTTTGAGATGGAACAGAACCAGATGCAGGTACACTGAATGCAGACGTTCCTATGGATGATCCAGTAGTACTTCTAAATGTAGCATCTATAGCAGTACCAGGTAACTCTCTATACCCTATTAAAGGCATCATTGAATGATATGCTATATTCTTACTTCCGTATGCATTGGCACCACCAAATGTAGTATTTGTAGTTGCCAGAGTTCTTGTCAAAGAACTTAAATCAATTTGATAACTATCAAGAGTTATGTACTCTAATTGATTATGAATCTTATTAACTTCGGTTAAAGGAATACCATTAACAACATAATGTTCTGCTTGCCATCCAGAATCTTTCTTAAATCCACTACTTGGTGCTGTACCTTCAACTAAGGCAATAGTAGTGATAGTATATTGATTATTAAGTTCATTGCTTATTCCAGTTAATGGATTATAACTGTATACACACTCTCCTATCTTAACGTATGCTGGATTTGAATTTGAAGGTAATTTTCCGTCAATAGGATTAGTAAATATTACACTTACAGATGTTTCAGTTCCAGAGTTTATAGAAGCTGGTGATATGGTTATTGTTGTTCCATTAATATTTGTTACTCTTGTATTATCAGCAAATTCATTACCAGAAGCAGTAGTAACAACATCTCCAACTTTTAGGTCAGTGTTGTTATTTACAGTCATAGAAGTTGTTGTAGCAGTCAATGATGCAACAGTTTTAGTTAACTGATTATATTTAAAGTCAGTGTATGATCCAGATAATGTTAAGGCAGAACCTGCAACACCGTTATAATTAGCATCTAGATTAGCATATTTTTCACTACTTACACCCTTTAACTGTACATAAGATGCTGAATCATACATTCCATGATTCTTATGATAGACCTTCATTCTACCATTATTAACAGTTAGTTCAATAGGATCTCTTCTTAACTTATTATAGAATAGATTTCCACTAGTATCCACATTCATAATAATACTAGGAGTTTCATTTATATCAAATTTTGCTCTATAAATCTTAAACTTCATGTCTTGCATTTCTGCAGTAGTCCATGTAGATGCGTTTTGTGACTTGAATAAAACACCTGCATATGGTTGTTTAGATATTCTTTCTCCACTTAAATCATCTTTACCCATTTCTGATAACCATACCTTATACTCAACTGAAGATGTCAATAGAGCAAAACAGTATTCTTTTCTTTCTAGAAGATAAACAGGAGTTTCAAATACAAACGTAGTTGCAGTTAAAGCATCATCTGATATATTAACATTAGATGGATCTAAGTTTACAGTACCTAATATTGTTGGAGAAGGATATCCATTAACCATCTCTCTAATCTGCATTGTTACAGGTAATGCAGTATCCTTCGTATTAAAGAATACGTCAATTTTGGATATAAAACATCCACCTGATTCTTCAATTAAGAATGATTGTGCAAGAGGGTCATACCACCCACCAGTTCTAGTTTGAGTTGATGAAGTTGTTATTGTTCTTTGATCAGTAACTGTCTCATGTACAACTTCAGCGTTCCTTACTAAAAGAACATCACTTTGTTTAGTTAAGATAGTACCATTAGCACTATATGCACCTTCAGCAGAACTATCGGCATCACCAGGAACTAATGAGTTGCTTGGACTGTCAGTTAATCTTACAATAGATTCTCCAGTTTTCCATCTTGGATTAGAATCGTCAACTGGATCAGGAATAAAGATACTTGCTCTTAAGTTACCTTTATCATCAGCAATAAGATGTTTCTTAGTTACAGTAGCAATAGCACCACTAGTAACACCAGCAATTACATCTCCTTCTAGAAGATAACCACCATATTCATTACCTGCTAACTTCTGCATGGATGCTATGTCTAAGTTAAGGAAACTAGAGGTAGTACTATATGCAGTAGCTGTAATTTCATTACCAGTGTATGGGTCTATACTGTAAGGTTTATTAAGTTTAGCAATTCCTCCTTGGGGAGTTGCTAATACAGATTTAAATTTTCTATTAACATTACCAGTTACTATTATATCTTCACCACTACTAAATGCTACTGATCCAGCAGTCATAGATATTTCAATTATCTTAGGTGTTGTATATGAAGATATATCTTTACCATCTAAAAATGGATACACTCTAATATTTGGTTTTAATCTATATCCAGTAATAGAGAAGTTCCTAGATCTCTTAAAGTGAGCATATTTTGTATCAACAACTCTGTCTCCAAGTACTTTTCTGTCAACACGTGGTGTTACATATGCTCTTACACCATCTCTTGTTTGATTTGCTGTTGTTGTAGTAGTTGTTGTTGTTTTCCATCTAATATATGGATGTTGAGCACGTCTTTCTTTTTTTCTAGTACTACTAGTTGAAGTACTTGTCCATTGATTTTCCCATGAGTTCCATTCTGTAGGACCAAAACCAGTATTAGGATCTATACCAAGTTCATATGCTACTGCAGCATAATCTCCATCTACTTCTGTTAATGATTCTGGTATACGATTCTCTTCTATCCAGTCATCAGATGCTGGAAATACATTCATTAAACCAACCCATGATACAACAGCAAATGGGTTTACGTTTTCAAGAACACATGCATAAGGTTGCTCAACTAATAATTCATCAGTATAATTAAGCATTAACAAATCACCTTTCATGTAATTTGTAGGTTCAGTATCAAAAACTAAAGTGCTATTTGTACTATAATGTTGAGGTCTTAACTCACCCATAGATGTATCCATAGAACACTTATAATTTGGTTCTCTTGGTTCACCAATATTATGAGATGAGAAATTGTCTACTAAGAACCCATTCTTTAATCTATTATTACCACTACCATCGGCAATGAATAGGTTTTTAGTATCAGTTTCTAATAAACTTAATTGTGTATAGTATTCTATATTTTGAATTCTATTCTCAAGACCACCAATATCTTTCATGGTGTATCTTCTTTGATAATGTCTTTTTATCTTAACATCATTTAAATCTCTAATATATGGAGGCATTTGAATACTCAATACCTTCATAGCATTAGCAAGTGCATCAGATGGATATTCTGGGAATAAACTAGGAATACCTTCTTTACTAATAAACTTACCGTTCTTATCAAGATATAATTCATCATATCTAGCTAAGTAATATTCAACATCTCCATCAGTTGTACCACTTGGTAATAGGTATTTACCTGTTTGTTTAAATTGTGTATTAGCAAAATCACCACTAGCAGTTGTTAACGTTGTACCAGATTCAGGAACTGTTATACTATATGGAGTACCAATTTCTCCATTCGTACTACCAAAAAGATTAGAAGCATCAATTCTCCAGTCAATAAGATCACTCAAATAACATTTTTCCTGACCATACTCATAACTTGGAATGTCATCATAATCAGCATCATAGAAAGATTCTACACTAGCAAAAACTCCATCATTATTTTCTGTCTTAAAATGGTCAAAAATAACAACTAACTTACTATCTACTGATATATCACTGTCTGTTGATACTTTAACTAATTTACTATAATTAAATGCTTGATCCCTTTGCCCATCATCTAGAGTATATCTGTCTTTAATATTTGGAAAACCATGACTATCAATTGTAGCTATAGATCTTTCAGCAGAACTAGCATATCCAAATAATGTTTCATTAGGAATAAAGTTTGTAGTGCTTAGATATACAAAGTATAAAGTATCCCCCATTTCTTCTTTAATTACTCTTCCTTTTGAACCACTTGTTCTACCAACTATTACTTCACCAACTTGGAAGGAAGTTGTCGCTGAAGATGATTGTAAAGTTATTTTTGGAACAACACTTTTCGCTGCAGCAAGTTTATCTGGACTATTATAGATTGCATGTATCTTAGAAACTTTAGTAGTACCAAGAGTTAATATACTGTTATTAAGAGGTATTGTAGTACTGTCTACAATGTCTAGACATCTCATTTTCTTATGTGAAATAAGATGTTGTGTAGGTGTATCAATCTTTTGTGGACCTATCAAAGTGAAGGCAGCACCATTGTTTCCTACTGCTAATGTTACAGTTCCACCAGTAACACCTACAGATGTTATATTAACAGCAGTTGTTACACCATTAATGAATACAGTGTAATCACTTGCAGTAGTAGAAAAGTAATTTCCAGACACTGATATATCACCTGATCCATCAACTGAACCTGTTTCAACTGTTTGTACTGATTGTACCTTAGTATCAGATAATGTTTTTATAGTACGCCCTTGACTAACCTTGAAAAATAAAGGTTTTGGTGTACCTTGTAGTTTATTGATAGTATAATCTGTACCACCAGAAACTGTATCATTAGTCCAGTTAATAGTACCACCAAGGTTTACTGAACCACCAACTAAATTCTCAATAGTGTTAGTACCTATAAATGAGACATTTACTAATCTTACAAGGTTAGTAGTTGTAGCAACAGTATATTCAGCAGCAACTAATACTGCATATCCAATAACTGTACTACCAGAGTTCTTTAAAGCAACTTTAGTTGCTCCAGTTAAATTATTTGCAATTAATGCTTGTGTTATAAATCCACTACTAGGAGAACTTAGTACAAATTCTGAACCTCTACCATCTGTAGGAATAGTTGAGTTGTTTATTAATTCAACAGTTCTTGGTTTGTTTATATCAACATAGGTTGTCTCAAGATTCTCTAATTCATAACCACGAACATATGATTTACCTGGTGATACTGCAATATTAAATATGTCTTTAGTTGGAGTGTTTCCATCATCAGTTGTGGTGTTAACTTCAAATACACCATTGTTTATTCCATTATTTAAACATTCATCTTTTGTGAAATCATATGCTCTTACTTCATAATCTCCAGATTCATCATAAGTTCTTCTAGCAAGTATATCTTCAATACTTGATGTTGATCTATCAACAACTATATTTTTAGTATATCCTTCATCTAAACGTAAAAGTTCAATAAAATCAGTAGCAGATTCATCTGTTAGTGATTTCTTAGATAATATTGCTTTTAACTTTAATCTATGAGCACCAGGTGCAGAGTAGTTAGAATATCCTTGTGATGGATCTGTTAATGTTGTATCTTCCTCTGGAGTTACAATTTCTTCTAATATTTGTAATCCAACTTTATATGAAGGAGTTGTGCTGAATTGATCAAGAACAATCTCTTGTTCTAACACTTTTACAAAGTGTCCTTTTGCGAAGTAAACACCTTCAGTAATTTTAGCAGAAGATCCTACATAGGAAGCACTTTGACTGACACACTTAGCAAAGTCAGTGTTTGCCTGTATAACAGTAGTTCCAATACTAAATGAGTCCTGTGCTAATATAATTTCGTCATCAGCAAATGTACCACTAGTATTAGCAGTACCAGCAGAAATATATTTTACATATAATGTCGTCTTACTCTTCTCTGACTGTTCAGAAGTTAATGCATTAACTACTTTTGCTTTAACACCTGTAGTGTTACCAATAATTGTTTGTCCTACGATATAAGGTGTAGTTGAACCTGAGGGTGTAGCGACTAATGCGTTACTAGGTATACCAAAGTATTCTTCTTCTATTAATATTGCAGAATATTGTAAATCGAAACCAACTTGACCAGGAACTACCTGATCTCCTTCTTTGTAAATACTCTTTCCAAACTTTTCTATCTGATCCTGTAGGATAGATTGTGATTGTGTAAGTTCTCTAGCCTGAAGTGGATATCCAGGACGAAATAGCACCCTATGAAAATTCTTATCAGGGTCAAAATCCTCAAAGTATGGAGGTGTATTAAGATCTGTGGACTGAGGCATTTTAGAACTCTAGGATAATCTTAAAATCTTCTGTTTGGTCGTCGGCTCTTGAAATAGTAGCCCTATTATCTATGTAGATGATCTCACCAGAACCTCTTGTCAGTTCTGAATCTTTTACTGCAGTAGATGCATCAGAATCAACAGTTTTCTGTTCAACACTTCCACCTATAGGTGTAATAGTAACGTTTTCACCAGCAACGAAGTTAGGTTTAGTACCTGTACTAGTTAGACCATATTGTAAAACGTTTTCTTGAGTGTAATATATTGTAAAAACACCATTAGCACTTTCATAATGTATAACTCTTCCAGTAGCACCACTAGTAGCACCCTCTATCTTAGCATCGTCATATGTACCATCAGTAGATGAAGATAATGCTGAAGTTATCTTAAGTTGCTTTGTACCTATTGCAATACCAGAAGATGTACTGACAATCGGATTATAAAGTAACCCAACAATATGAAAATCATTACCAAAGAGGAAATCATCTTTTTCCAACTTGGCGTGCATTGCTATTCTATAACCACCTAATTCTCTACCTATTTGTTGTCCTAATCCTTCCTTTCCTGTAATAACAGGTCTTAGTATACCATTTGAACCAGTAGATAAGTTAATTTGACCATATGTATAACCTTGACCAGGATTGACTACCTTAACTCCTGTTATACCACCACTTTGGTTAGTAGATGTAATTCTAATCTTACCATTAGTACCATCACCAATAATATCATATTCAGTGTTTGCTAAGTATCCAGTACCTGCAGCGTCTACCAATACATTATAAATTGAACCACCATAGTTAGCAGCTGGTGCTATTACATTTGATGGGTCTATTGCACTATCCTCTGGTATAGGTACATATTCATCAGTTTTAAACTTTTCAAAGTCATTTGCATTTACAGTGAACATATACTTCCAAATATACCCATCAGGTAAAGTGAAAGGTGCACTAGAGGTAGATGTTGGTTCTGAAGTAGATTCTCCATTACCATTATTGTCTAAACACTTATAAACTTTATATTCTGAGGTTACAACATAGAAATTAGTTTCATATAAATGCTGTTCAAAGTTATTTGACTGAACATAGGTTTTTACATTACCAACAACATTAGTAACATCACCATAATCATGACGATAAATGTCATATACACTACCACTTGCCCACTTATTATTTCTAATAACAGAACGCATCTCTGCTGAAGTAACTCTCTTTAAACCAATTATCTGATCATATATCTTAAAATCTGAACTTTGATTATCTATAGGGTCATTCGCTATGTTGGTCGGAGTACCGTCAAAATTTGTCCAACCAGTTGCTTTTGCAAAAAACAACCAAACCTCTGCCAACGAAGACGCAGGAAGAGCTGAGACAAGGGGATTGCCATTGGCATCCACTATACCAGGTATTTCTTTAAGAGCTATAGCATCTTTGAACTTCTCAGCAAGTACTACTCTAAATTTATCAGTTAAAATCGCTGCCATTGTCTGACGGGTTTCTTTTTATTTATAGGACTAGAAATTATAAATAAACCCTACTTTAAAGAGCAAATGCTCAGTACCAGCAGCACCACTGGTTAGGGAGATAAAGTTATCAGCATCTAAATTCGCTTTAGACGTTGCTAATTTTATCGTATTATCATCAATTTTTTCTACATGATATTGAGTTGCATCATCTAAACCACCAATTGCTGTACCACCATCACTTGTATATGAGATCACATCACCTTGTTCAAATCCATGACTAGTAATAGTTATAGTGTTATCGGTTGTATTCACAACTGAACCACTTGTAGCATCAAATATGTGAGTTGCTACAGTTTGATATTCATTCACAAGGTCATCATCATCTACTGCATGAGAGTTTATAGTAGATATATTTTGATCAATAGGGAATTGAGCATCCTCTAATTTAACGTATAGTAATCTATTTGCTTGATCCCACTTCACTAGAGTAGCAGTTTTAACTGCACCTCCTTGAGCATTAAAAGATATAGTAGTACCATCAATAGTTTCAATACTACCATCACCATTAGTACCACCTACAGTTGATGATATAAACGTCTCACCAGCTGCAGTAGCGTTTAATTTAACTATTTGATCAAATGGAACATCATGACCTATCACTACACCTTGTAACTCATCAATTGTACTGTTGGTTCTTGGAACAAATGTATTGTATGTACAATTAATCTTCCTTATACCAAAGTTAGTTGTAGCTGGTAGAACTAGAGTAAACTCATTACTATCATCATCAGGTGAATTAGGAAGATCTGATGATATATCATTCAGAGTCATCCTAGTTATAGAGGTTGTATACCATGTCTTACCAGTCAATGGGTATGGTGAGTTTGATACACCAAATCCACTAACTGTTGTCTTTAAAGTTCTTCTAGCACGTAAGGATTCTCTTATCCTTGCCTTTTTATGTAGATCAGCTTTAAACCAATCTGTTCCATTTGGTGTTACATCTATACTCTTAGCACCTAATACTAAACCTGCAGAGTCATCTACAGATAAAGTTGTAGAACTAGTAATATTGTTAATTATCCTTGGTTCTATCTCATCTGATTGAATAATAACATCATCTGCTTCAACTACAGCGTCAATATCAATACTTTCATAATCATTTGATGATCCAACAAATATATATCCTTCAAAGTCAGATCCTGGTCTTGGTGTTGCAGTAAATTCAACTACACTACCAAGTAAAGTAAATGCTGTAATTAAGTCAGGATACGCCTGAGGTCTTCCAAATTGTGTAGTAGATGGTATTTGTAATACACCATCAATAAACAATAGTAAGTTAGCACTTATATTAGTTTCTGGTTTTGCTTTATGAATCAAACTGAATATCTCACCAGTAACACTTCTCAAATCAAATACAGTATCAATACCATTAAAATATGGTGACATATCTTGAATAGCAATCAATTCACCAACATAGAAGCAGTTAAATGATACACCATCTGCTGGTGCTTCACTGAAGTTGATTGTAGTATGTTCTGTAGGAAGACCACCATCTACTTTTGCAAGTGTATATGATGTACCTGTCTTTTGAAGTATACCATTTATAATAATAAAGAGTTCAGCACTAGTTGCTATGTTTACTCTTTCACCATCTTTCTTCAATTCAAATATTGTTTTTTCACCATCAAACCCTCTATAGAAATTAGATACAGTAAGGGTTCTTGGAGTTATTTTTTGAACACTACTACCATTTGCAAACACTCTATCATTATCACTATTCAATTCACCTCTACTTACAGTTAAGTCATTTGTTGATACATTGCTGACTTTAACTACTTCATAGTTATCAATTACTAAGTAATCACCATTAGTGATACCAGTAGCACTTGCTACTGTAAATACAGTTTCACCTGTTAATAAACCAAATGGTTCATTTAATGTAGTAGCAGTAGTTGTTTCTATAGCAGATACAACACCACTTTCTAGTGTATCACTTGAAGCAAAAGCAAGGTCTCTATTAGCATTAGTTGTTTCTAACTCCTCTACCCATAACTCAAAATGGTTAATTCTAATAGCACTAAGGTCTAAAACAACAAGAGTTAAACTACCACCACTAATATTAGTAAATGTTACCTGTCTATAAGTACCAGAATTTGGATCATTGTCTATTGCTGATATTTCTAACTCATCATCATTAGGACTGGTTAATCCTATAGAAGCATTGTATTTAACTCTATCTCCTACATTTATTCCTATTATATCTGCTAAAGTAAGATTAAATGTAGCAGCATTAGCAACTGTTGTTGATACAATACCTGTGTTAACTACCTTACGATTAGTTTCTCTAACTACCCTAGCAATTCTTCCAGAAGATGTAGATGTTACAACGTAGTCACCAACAACAAAATCTATAGGATCTTGCTTGACCATAACAACGTTCTTACTAATATCATCAAACTGATAGTTTGTTGGGTTGGGTGGAGTGATTGCTTGACCATTAATACTAGTTTGATCACCAATACCTCTTCTTCTATAAAGAAGACCTACAAACTGTCTACCTACAATTGAATCAGGATTTACATACCTTTGTGGTGCTTCAAAGAAGTTAATTTTCCTAACACCACTGGTTATTGTTTTATATGCAATATCTGGAGTTTGAACTACACCTGCAATATCTACAAGATACTCTTTAGAGTTAATTACAGTACCAGTTGGTATAACAAGTTGTCCATCTTCAATTTTGTAAGAATATTGATTATTAATGATTCCATGAGTAGATGTTTCTAAAGATACTCCTAAAGGATCTATCATAATAATTAAATTGTCATGTGTGAAACTATAATCAAATACAATATCTTTATTTGAATTTATTTCATAATCATCAGTTGACTGTAATACACCATCAACCCATACAAAGTAACTTTCCTTAGAAGTAGAACTAGTTGGTTTATTAGATAGAATAATTGCAGTTCCTGCTGCTATATTACCACCAGTAAATTCATTCTTTAAGAAACCATTTAAATAACGAGCATTTATCTGAGATCCACCATCAAGGTCTTCACTAAATGAAATCTCTCCATCATTACTACCAGAAATAGTAAAACTACTCTTTAACTGACAAACACCATCAATAGTAACTAACCAGTTATCTTCGTCTATAGATGGATTATAAACTGAGAATGGGAATGGATTACCTGTTGAATCTCTTAATGGAACATTAGTGCCAGCAGTTAATGCAGTAGTTTGTGTTGTACTGAAGTTATGAATAACCATATCTTCATTAAACTGTCTATATGTTAATGTCTCACCTGCAGGCATCAATTCACCAAGATCTTTTACAGATTCAGTAAAATCAAGAGTTTTATCTGAGTCAGTTATAATCCATGATGTTCCATATGTCTGAACAATATTATCAAGGATAATAACCATCTGATCTACATTATATCCTTCGATATAATTAATAGCACCAGTATTGTCAGTAGGATTAGCTGGATTTACTACTTTAAGTTCAAATGCAGTTTTTACACCATCAAATTGATCTGATATATCATCAAATACAGCAACAACAGATGTTTTTATATCTTTAACGTCAGTAAGTAATTTATTAAGAATATTAACCTCATCAAATCCTTTACTTCTACTAACGAAGTAATTATATTTCTGATTTACTCTAACAATACTATTAACGTCAGTAGAAACCTTTAATGTAGTTTCAGCATTAACAGTTTTCTTAGTATTATTCTTTATTTCAGTGTTTGCAAATATCTTATAACCTGCAGGATGTGCTGCCCTTTGATATCCTTCTTTCCATTGAACAAATGGTGTTTGTGAAGATATCTCATAAGCAAACTTTTGGAATCTTAAACTATCCTGTATCTTATAAACTCCAAATCCGAGATGTGATTTAGTGTCTAAAAACTGTTTAGGTGTTTCTACTACAGCATCTAGAATTACCTCAGTAGTAGCAGCATATGCTTGATCTACAAAACCATATGCACCTGAGTTTACACCTACTAATACATTTCCTACTGATACTTCTTTATTTGAGTTTTCTAATCTAACAATAGAACTATTAGGTTGCCATCCTTGTTTTGCTGCAATATATCCAAAATATTCATCTGTTATAGTACTTGGTGAATCTCCAATTATAACCTTTTCATTAGGAATAAATGATGATTTTATAATAGTAGTAGTTGCTGTTGCTTTTCTTTCTAATAATACTACTTGATAATATTCAACAGTTTGACCTGCAGGTACTACAATTGCTTTATCAAATGCACCACCACTACCAACAGCATTAGTACTTAATGGATCAACATAATCTGTACCATTACTTGTATATCTGTTCTTCAAAGTAATAGTGTCAATATATGCATAGAAAATACCACTCTCTACATATCTTTCAACTTGGTCTACTGTATCTGTATAATATGCTCTTATTTTATAAGAATCATTATCTCTAAAGTATTCTTTAAAGTTAAATTTAAATTGTAGATCACCACTAGTGTTAAGAGTGGTAAAGTAATACTTTTCAATATCTAATGTAGGTGCAGATGAATATCTAATACCTTCAAATGTAATTTCTAAATCTAATACCTTAGTGTTTGATACTATTGGTTTTAATCTGACATGACTTGGATCTCCAACAGACAATCCACCACCACTAACAACAATTCTTGGTGTGAAGATATATCCTTCACCAGGATCTGTTATTGATACACCAGAAACTACAAAGTTTTCAGATATTTTTGATATTTGTGGAAATCTTAGTTTTGGTTTATTATCTGATGCTGGATTATACCCATATCCAGAACTAAGTGCTTGAACTGACTGTATAGTACCAACACTATCAGATATAGGTTCTAATATTGCATTTGAACCTGCATCACTAGTAACACCAGTAATACCAGGCAATATATCATAATCAAATCCACCAGATGTCATAGTAGCAACTTTTATAGGACCTGTGGCAAACGCAGAAGTTGTACTATACTTAAATGTATTACCATTATAACCACTAATAAATGCACTAGGACTTTCAGGAGTGTATATCTCAAAATTAGCAGTATTAGCGTTAACTACCTTATACTCACCATTGATTGGTTCAGGTAAAGTGCTTATATGTACATCGACAACAGTATTAGCAGTAAAATTAGTAAATCTTAAAACATACTCTGTTAAATCAGAAGAATCTGGATATATTGTAAATGAATCTAAATTACCAAATGCATCTAGAACTTTATTAACATTAACATCAAAATATTGTTTTTGTTTACTAGCATCACCAGGACTGAAGAAAGATATATCAAATTCATCACTATTAGCATTTAATGTATATTTGTATGATGATCCTTCATAGAATGTCTTATAATAGTTACCATTACTTAAAGTAAAATCACTTGCACTAAATGTCGTTCCTGATAGAGTTAAATTAAGATTATTTACTGATGCTGTTGCTGCTTGTATTGTGATATTGTCATTTGCTGTTAATCCATTATTTTGTGCAATAATTCTAGTTAATGTTCTATCTTGTTCATATTTTCCAACTTTTGCAAAAACTCTACTTAATCTACTAACTGGAGTTCTAGGGTAATGCTGTCCAACAGTAGTTCCAAAAGTACCTCTCTCTACTATAAGTAAATGTTTATATGTAGAAGTTAGTATAGTGATGTTATCACTAACAACTGCAGTAGGATCATAAGTTGTGACACCTGCTACTATCTCTGCTACAGGGCTAGAATCAAATGTACCTTGATCAAACACTAAATCTTCAACATTACTATCACCATCTAAATCTACAACAGCAGCATTAGGATTTGGTGATCCACCAGTTAAACTTTGTAGTTGTCTATTAAGATACAAGTAATACTGAGTACCAGAAGTAGTTCCAGTTCCATCTACAATTCTAGTTCTTAAGAAATTGGTTTGTTTGGTAATTTGTATATCAACTACGTTTGCATTTTCACTATTAATTTGTACAACGTCACCTATAACAAAAGGAGAACTATCAAACACTTCTATAGCAACACATAGTGTTACAATAGCATTAGTTGAATGTGATGCAGGTACTGAACCAGCTTGTCCTCTTGCTACAAATATATGTCCAGTACCTAATTTAAGTACTTTCATATACTCGTCATCTATTTTAATGTATTTTCTTTCTGTTGTTGAGAATAAATCAGCAATAGTTCCATTAGTAAAACTTCCTACAGAAAAATAGGTATCTACACTAGTAATATCTTGTGTTAGTAGTGCTGTAGTAACATTGGCAGTAACAGAGATGCTATCTTTGTCATCACCTGCTAATTCTCCAACTTTAGTAGCATCTACTGTTAAAGCAGTGTCATATATCTCATCATTGACTGTTGGCGTACCAGTAACACCACTAAGATACATTCTTCTATTAGTTTGATCTATACTGTGTATAGTTGCTTCAAATCCAGCACCATCCTTTATTATCTGACCAGATGTAAAATGCTGTATCTCATCATAGTATTCAAGATAATCGTATTGTGTAGCAGTAACACTAGTAACTAATTTACCATCTAATACACTAACAAATCCACCAGCTCCAAAACCAGTTGTTCCAGTGTTATCAAAGTTAACAACATCACCAATCTTATAACCATCACCACCTGACACAATATTAATAGAATCAAGAGATGCTAATGCAGATGAAGGTACTGATTTTACACTAAAAGCACCTTGGTCAATAGATTTTGATATTGAAGTAGAATCTTTAGTAACGTAACGTTTAACACCCTTAATAGAGTCAATATCTACAACTTCTAAGTCATTAAAATCTGTATAAGTCACTCCTGCAAATTTAGGACCTACAAAGAAAGGAAATCCACTTTGTATAAACCCTGTATTGTCAAAAGTCATAAAGTATGCATATACACCATCAGGATATTCTGGAGTAACACAATATCTACCATTCTGTTCATCTAAATCAGCACCATTGGCACTCCAAATATAATCTTGTGAAAAAGATCCATAACCATAACTGCTAAGACCATCGTAAGCAGTATTATCATTTCTTATACCATTATTGTTATTATTATGTTCTCCTGATGATAATGTTCTATATCCACTTCTCATTCTTGAAATCTTACTAGGATCTGCCCTAAGTGCATTAGTATATCCAAAAGGACCATATATTGGAGCACCATCTAATGCCCAACCTATGATTGGAGAATGTAGTGTAGGATCTGAGAAATCAAACCTTTCTCTTGGAGG